CACATTCTGAATCCGTCAGTGAAGTATCATGTTTTCCTATGTGACCCGTGGCAATCTTCTTGGCATTCTCCGAGACAGACTGCGCTCAATAATCCAAGCATACCAGGAGAAGCTGAGTTCTACAGGCAGTATTCCAAATGTTATCTGGTTGGGACTTGGCGTTTCAAGGAGCCTACAGCGAATTTCTTCAGGATGCCGAGCTTCTGTAAGAAGAATTGTGGTTGGTATTTTATGGACTTGATGCCGACTACTTGCAAAGGTTTTCTTATTCACATGCCTCACTTGCAGCCTGCTAGTGTCATGCAACTCTGGGAAGAAAGGGTTGAGCTTTATGCTGCTTACGTTGGCGTTGCTTGGGCTGAAGCTTTGCGAAGTTCTGATGCAGTCAGTTTTGCTGGTTCTCAAGGTCTAAGTGCTGGCCTGACAATCATTGAGATAGATCATAGGGTTGCCAATTACGGTGCTGACCCGCGTCTCTTGTACACTGCTATGACTAGGAGCACACATATCATCTTTGTAAGGTCATGGACGCCTAATAATCGGACGGAGTATGCTATCGATTCTCATCCAATTCTCAAGCACGTGGAGTACTATCGGCAGAAATATCGACCTGGTCACAAAGTGGTGATTGAAAGGGAACATACTGTGGACATTACTGATTCCACTTTCCGCTTTCCTCCAGGGATGAAAATTCAACTGTCAGGTCCACCTGAGAAATTGGTCAATTGGGACTTCGTTAAACCGTATTGGGATCACTATAATCTTGAAGAGAATTTTATTGATCCTGATGCTGTTAGAGTGGGAGCTCGTTTGTCAAGAGATGATCCTGCTTATGAAGATCAGCACACTTTCCAAGCGTTCATTGACGAAACAGAGGACGTTGAGCCAGACGAAGATCCACCAGACGAGAAGGCCCCAGTTAATAAACGGGTCGCGACCAAGCAGCCTGTGGAGCTACGGGAGATGTTTGTGGAAGAGCAGAATGCCATGGTGCAGGAGCGTGAGACAGCTGAACTGCGCGTGAAAGGATACTTTAGTGAACAGTTCCCTGACACTTATCTTTTGCGCAAAGACGCTTTACATGTCATGAATAGGCTTGTGAATGAGCAACCCGGCCGCAATCGTAGGGAG